ACTAAAAGTTCAGGGGGTAAATTCAAAGCCATTACAAATTAAAAGAATGAGTCTATCCTCATTAGCAAATGATGAAAGTGACTTCTTCTCTATTAATACAAGAACTGGAAATAAGATATATCCAATATCAAGATACGATAGAGCCTACTCATATAAAGATAAAAATCCATTTACTATCTATAAAGACTCAACTCCATATTTATACCTAACAGGAGATTCTGGAATATCAATACTTCCATATACTTCACAAAGCACTAGAGCATTTTCTATACCAGTAAATAGCAAGAAAATATCTTCATACTCACTTGGTGGATTTCAAATATGGTGCATGTATAACGAGGATGCAACCATAGGCTCTGTTAAAAAGGTTGGAAGAGTTTCTACACCAGATAGAACGTTCGATATATATCTTGATCCTATTGATAATGGAAGTCGTGCATTGATGAAAGTATTTGACGCTGAAACAGGGTTTGAAGACGATCAGTTAAGTTTTTACCAGAATGGTGTAAAAATAAATCATCCAGTTATATATCCAATGATATGGTCTTCAATAGTATTTTCATTTGGAGAAACTATCATACTTGATGGGGTATCTGGACAGTTAGAACTATATCAAGGCTTTCTATACAACAATGTAACGATATATCAAAAGTCAACAGAAATTCTTGGACAAAGAACAGACGCAAGAACATGGCAAGAAGTTAGGGCATCAGAAGCAATTATTGGAGAAGAAATTATAACAATTCAACTTCAATGGGAAGATTGGAGCCCAACACAATGGACCACTGTTTACGCACCAACTACTTCTATTACATTTACAATAGATGGTCAAAGCATTATGGGTTCATATTTAGGAACTTCTAGTATAGTTTCTGATGATTCATCCGTAATAGAGTTAAATTCTGACGGTGTAGATATAATTTCTGACGTTACATGGGACACAACTCTTGTCAAACCAGTGTAATATGGTATACTTGTTGACATGAATCCAAAAAAACTTAAGAACGGTGGTAAGCCAAAGATTACTTTGGTAGAAAAAAAATCAGACTGGGGCATCTATGTGTGGATGTGCGATCAAGATAATAAACCTTTTGGAGACGGAAATGGAAATATTTTAAATATTCCTGGTCGTCCATATGATTTAGAAAAAATGGGTAAGATGAGAAAAGCGGCAGAACACTACGGTGCACCTGAAGGTAAGGTTCAGTTTATGGCTGGAGTAAATAGAGTCTCAGATGAAGAACACCAAGAACAAATTGAAAGAATGAAGTCAGGATTAATCCCAAGCGAAACCGACATTGGTGCTTGGATGGCAGCAGAAAAGGGATTTAATAAACATGGAAGATGAAGGCGTAATAGCAAGAATAGATAATTTAGATAAAGCCGAAAAAACATCAAAGGTAGATGTTTTTAATACTGACGGTGAGTTAGTAAAGTCATATGATGGAATACATCAAAACTTTAAACGTAAAATTGCAAGAACAGTCAACAAGGTATATCAAGGTGTTGAAGATGCAAAATCAAAACAGTTGTTTCCAGAACAAGACATGGTTACAGCCTATGGTCTTTTTGACGTAGTTATACCACCATACAACTTAGATGAATTAGCATATTTTTATGAAAACTCATTTGCTAACCACGCAGCAATTCAAGCAAAGGTTGCAAACATTGTAGGATTAGGATACTCATTTGATATGACTGATTCAACAGTTGCAAGACTTGAAGAAGCCCCAGACGATGCTTCACTTATGAGAGCACAGAGAAAAATCCAAAGATTAAAAGCAGAGATGACTTCGTGGGTAGAAAGTTTAAATGATGAAGACACTTTTACACATGTATTAGAAAAGGTATATACAGATGTTGAAACTGTTGGTAATGGATATATTGAAATTGGAAGAAAGGTAAATGGAGATATTGGCTACATTGGTCATATCCCAGCAACCACAATTCGTGTTCGCCGTATGCGTGATGGATATATTCAGATCGTAAACCAAAGGATAGTATATTTTAGAAACTTTCAAGAATCAAGAAATATTAACCCAGTAACAAATGACAATAGACCAAATGAACTAATTCACATTAAAAAGTACTCACCAAAGAATTCATACTATGGAGTGCCAGATACAATAGCCGCAGCAACATCTATGGTTGGTAACGAACTTGCAGCAAAGTACAATATTGACTACTTTGAAAATAAAGCAGTTCCTAGATACATTGCAATTGTTAAGGGTGCAAAACTGAGTTCAGAGGCAGAGGATAAATTCTTTAGATTTATGCAAGCAGGTCTAAAAGGTCAAAATCACAGAACTCTTTATATCCCACTTCCTGGAGATGGACCAGACAGCAAGGTAGATTTTAAATTAGAGCCAATTGAAAATGGAATTCAAGATGGATCATTTGACAGTTATCGCAAAGCAAACCGTGATGACATTCTTATGGCACATCAAGTACCATACTCAAAAGTTGGCGGTGGTGCAGGAATTTCTATCGCATCAGCATTAGTAGCAGATAGAACATTTAAGGAGCAGGTTGCAAGACCATCTCAGAGAAATCTAGAAAAGACCATTAACAAGATTGTTAAGGAAAAGACAGATATGCTCTTACTTAAATTCAATGAACTAACATTGACAGACGAACAAACTCAGAGTCAAATAGACGAGAGATACCTACGTATGCAGGTAGTCGTTCCAAATGAAGTTCGTGAAAGAATGGGATACCCAGTAAGACCTGGCGGATCAGAACCAATCGTTCTTAATGCTCAAGCAAGGGCAGAGCAAGTTGCTCAAGCAAATAGCAATAGAAATAGGGATCAACAAAGAACCAACAATGCATCAGATTCAACCTCAACCACTACTGGACGAAATGCCCAGGGTGAAGGTAGATCTCAGCAATAATTGTTGTAAACTTTTTATTTACCTATAAACAGTTATTATAATAGAGGTAGCATGACTAATTTAAATAAAGCCTTTTGGCACTCAGAAGAAAACAGCATCAAACTATCGATGCCGATTGCCAAGGTAGACAAAGAAAAACGTATGGTTTCAGGGTTCGCTACCCTTGACAATGTTGACAAGCAGTCAGACATTGTCCCAACAGATGTAAGCGTAAAAGCATTCGAAAGGTTTCGTGGAAATCTTCGTGAAATGCATATGCCAATTGCAGTGGGTAGAGTGGTGGCATTCAAATCAGATAAATTTTATAATAAAGAAGAGGACAAATTTTATAATGGTGTTTTTGTAAATGCATATATTTCTAAAGGTGCTCAAGATACTTGGGAAAAGGTTCTTGATGGTACTCTTTCTGGCTTTTCTATTGGCGGTAGTATCAAAGATTCTGACCAGATCTTCGATGCCGAGATGGACAAGTCAATTCGCGTTATTAAGGAATATGACCTCCACGAATTATCATTGGTAGATAATCCAGCAAATCAATTTGCAAACATTGTATCTATTGAAAAAATGTCAGATGGTCAAAATAAATTTGATGGTATCATTAGTAAAGTAGATCTTGAAAATGTTTATTGGTGTGAGTCTGACTCACTCATTAGACTTTCTCGAGAAGAAGATTCTTCATGCCCATCATGCGATAAGGGTATGTCGAATATTGGCTTTGTAGAATCAAACGATTCAGAAAAGAATTCTGTGGTAAAAAGTTTATTGATATCACAGAAAAATAGACTTGGTAATCAAATAACCAAGGCTGAAAATCCTGATAAGGAGGGAAATAATATGGCAGAAGAAAATGTAGAAGTAGCACCAACAACTGAAGAAGTTGTTGAAACACCTGCAGCAGAAGCACCAGCAGTAACTGAAGAAGTTGCAGCAGAAGCACCAGCAGCAGAAGAAGTTGCTACAGATCAAAACATTGAAAAATCAGCAGATGCAGAAGAAGTTGCACCAGCAGAAACAGCACCAGCCGAAGTTGCACCAGTTGCAGCAGAAGCCCCAGCAGTAGACGCACCAGCAACAACAGATGCACCAGCAGAAGATGCCGTCACTCCTGCTAACGAAAGCGAAAACGCTGAATTAGCAAAGGCTGTGGATACAGTACAAGAATCAGTAGATGAGGTTCAAAATACAGTTGCTTCAGCACTTGGAGACTTGGTGAAAACAGTAAAATCACTAAATGACAAGATGGTAGAACTGCAAAAAAGCATTGCTTCCGCACAAGAGGAAATTAAAGGCGTTAAAGGCAATGTAGACAATTTTGGAAAGCGTGTTGACTCACTAGAAGATGACACCGCTATCCGTAAGTCTGGCGATCTCGGCGGGATCGTTCAGGAAGCACAAGTAACAAAGAAAACGATGTGGGGCGGGCGTTTCCTCAATTCCGCTGACCTATATCGCTAAAACAAAATTCACTGGGAGGTGAAATATTATGGCAGATGAAATTTTAGAAAAGGCAGTTGCAACAGGATCAATCGTTTCTGGTGGAGTTGGAGCAGTATCAACCCCAGCCGCTGGAGACCTTGGAGTATACGGTAGTTCCGCAAATGACGGAGGTATCTTATCCCCTGAACAATCACGCCAATTTATCGAATATATTTTCGAACAACAAGTACTAGCACGTGACGGACGCAGAGTAACAATGCGTACAAACGCTGCAGAACTTGAAAAAATGAACGTAGGAGAACGTGTAATTCGTGCCGCTGCACAAGCAGACAACGCATACACAAACGCTGGCGTAACATTTACAAAGGTTGAACTAACAACAAAAAAGATTCGTCTTGATTGGGAAGTTTCAACAGAAGCACTAGAAGATAACCTTGAAGGTGCTGGATTAGAAGATCACTTAGTTCGCGTAATGACTCGTGCATTCGCAAACGATCTTGAAGATCTTGCAATCAATGGTACAGGAACTGGCTCAAACGCATTCCTTAACATCCTTGAAGGTTTCACAACAAAAGAAAATAATGGTGCAAGTGCAGCATTTGGCACACAAGTCGAAAACTTACAAGCATTGGTATTAGCAATGCCACGTAAGTATCGTGCAGCACGTGCTAACATGAAGTTCTACGCAGATACAGAAACAGTATCTGACATCATTAATGGTCTTGGATCTAACGGTAACTTAAACAGCGAAAGAATCGTTGAAAGAGTTATTGGTGGAGCAGAACCACAACTTGTTGGTGCACCTATCGCTTACCGCGTTCTAGGTCTTCCTTTATTGGAAGTTCCTTTGATGCCTGCAAACCGTGTCGTTTTGACATTCCCTGAAAATCGTATTTGGGGTTTCCAAAGAGACATTACAGTTCATCGTGAGTTCCAACCAAAGAAAGACACTGTAGAATACACAGTATTCTTACGCTTTGGTGTACAAATCGAAGAAACATCAGCAGTAGCAAGAATGCAAGGATAATATCCTTAAAACAATTAGAGAGGGGCATTTATTTGTCCCTCTCTTTTCTTTTATAGTATAATTAAATAGAGGTGCACACATGGAAATTTTAAATTATAATAGTGGTTCACTAAGTGCATCCGTTACAGGCTTAACTGCAAGCACAAACTACTTGATAGAATTAAATGATTTAATTACTGGCAATGAATATTCAGCATCGGCAACATCTAATGTATCTGGAACTGTAGTCTTTACAATGCCTTCAAACTTTAAAGAGTACACAGCAAAACTTGCTGCGTCTGTTAAAAAAATATCAAATGATGATTTAGTAAAAATATTTAATATAGATATTGTAAGACCTTATACTAACATATCTGCAATAGTAACAGCACTTAAGGTTACAAATACCCAAGCCACTGAATATGAAAGACTTGCAAGATATATCATAGATTCACATACTGGCGGGTTTGAATATATGCGTAAAAAGAAAGAGTTTGTTGGAGATAACTCAGATCAACTTTTGATAGATGAACCAATTACTGGAAAGATTTATAGTATTTTAGAAAACAACGAGGTAATGTTTGAACGTGATTCATCCTTAACAAATAATAATCAAGAGTTTGTTTACAAAAGACAACTAAGTGCAATAGTTCAAAACTTACCAAATGGAAATAACAGAGTAAACTATACTAGGGTTTGGAGAGATAGATATCTTGATTTAGAATTTTATGATGGATATGAATACCTTGTAGATGCAGATTTTGGATGGAAAGTTATTCCTCAAGACATTCAAGATGCAGCAGACATGCTTATCCAAGACATTGCAACAGATAGTCTTAAGTATGTTAATAGATATATTGAATCATTTGATAATGATGATTTTAAAATTAAATTTGCTAAAAACTGGACAGCCAGCACAGGCAACCGTGTAGTAGATAGAATACTGGAAAAATATCAAAGACCCATTCGTGTCGGGATGTTCTAAATGTTTAGTGCTTCTGGATTAACAGATATTTACTACCCTATGTCTGCTGAATT